GGCCTTTCGGCCGCACGGTGCTTTTGGTACAACACCCCTTCCTACACCCGCAGGAAGGCTCCTACTACTAAATGGAACCCATCATGAACACACGAACAAGAACAATTGACCATACTGGTGAATTGACTTGGAAGGAACACAGAGATAGTGTTCCAGGAGGCATCGCTTACGGTACCTCTCGTGGTGTGACGTCGACACAACGAACGACGTCAGAGAGTCACGAGTGGCCTGTTAAGGACACTCGTAGGGATTCTGGAGGTGATTTTACTACCTCCAGCTACTGGTATAAGAACCATACTCCCGGGATTTTTCGATCTCCTGAGAGTTATGGATTCTCATATGAAGGGCCTGCTTGGCCTTTCAATCCACGTAGTGCTATGTTGGAAGTCGAGAATCTGGTGATGCCTAGTTCTGACGCAGTTTTGCGCCAGCTAGGCTCAACAGCTATCTCGCGTTGTCTTCCAACAAATCCCGTTGCGGACGCTGGTACCTTCATAGGTGAGCTTAAATCTGGCTTACCTAAGATGGTTGGCTCCTCCATCTTCAAGTCCAAGTTCAAAGACTATCGTAAGATAGGCGATGAATACTTGAACGTAGAATTTGGTTGGAAGCCCCTTATATCCGATCTACAAGCCTTTGGTAAGGCTGCCCAGGAATCTGATAAGATTCTTAAGCAACTGCACCGAGACTCGGGTCGGGTCGTCCGCAGAAAGTACTCTTTTCCTGATGACGTAGTTACTACACAAGGTGGGTCTTTTACCGGCAGAAGATGCTGGACGCCTAACGGCTTGGCCTACCATGTGAATACCTACGATGGAACCGGGATCTTGTCAACGCGTACAACCGTGACGACTAAAACCTGGTTTTCCGGCGCTTTTACGTACCATCTCAACTTGGGGACTCGTCTCCAGGATAAAATGGATCGTGCTGCGGCGGAAGCGAGAAAGTTGTACGGTGTCGAGCTTACGCCCGCCACCGTATGGAACCTCGCTCCATGGAGTTGGATGGTCGATTGGGAAGGCAACATTGGAGATGTTCTCCATAATGTGTCGCGCTTCGCAATGGACGGTCTGGTAATGCGATATGGGTACATTATGCAGCAGAAAGAAGCTGTACGTACCTATACTCTTGTAGGTGGTGGAATCCGAGATGAATCCGGACAATACCCCTACAGGACGCTCTCAATGACTCTCGGAGCTACTTCGAAAGTCAGACGAGCCGCAACCCCATTTGGTTTTGGCTTTGATATGACCGCCCTGACCGGGCGGCAATCTGCCATAATCGGGGCCCTTGGAATATCCAAGGCACCCAAACGGTAGTTCGCTATCGTGACCACACATTACGAATCTTACAAGATGAGTGGTGTGAAAACCGGGGAGGGGGGTAATCCCCCCCTCCTCTCAACCGAAAGAGTAATGCCATGGCGTTTGCCGATCCCCAGTCCGTTACTATCAATACGGTAGCTGTTAGCCTGCCTCGTACGAGTGTAGGTGCTAATACTAGCACTTACACCGCGAACGATGGCACGGTCAAGCAGTCAATCTCCCACGCGTACGGAAAACGTACCCGTCGGACTTTCCGCATTGAGCACTCCAAAGTTGCTCCTGATCCGTTGATCTCGAATGTGAACATCAAGCACTCTATGAGTGCATACCTTGTGGTAGATGTTCCCATCACGGGATACTCGGTGACGGAGGCTCAGCAGGTTGTGGATGGCCTCAAGGCCGCCCTTACAACCGCTAAGATCACTGCCCTCCTGGGCGGCGAAAACTAAGGTGTGTTAGGACTGCTTTAGTTCGGTAACATAATCATGGCTATGGAAACCTAGCTCTGTTAGGAGCACGTTTGAAAAGCCTTATGTTACTCTGGAGGGAACTCGCTGATGAATTAGCGAGTTGGTGTTGCACCAGCACCAGTCTGGACTTTAAAACTGTCCAGACTCGCGTCAAACACGAAGGTGAATCGTTTCTTACGATTACCCTACCTAACTTTTGCACGGACTTCCAAAAAAGTCTAAGCATGGGTTATGTAGATCGCGACCTGTTTCAAGGCTTTGCCTTTACAGGTAGTCTCCCCCGATTTCTCGGAGGTTTCTTCGATCTTGTGTTTGACCGTGGAACTGGTCGACTTATTGATTCCCCTTCAACAGATGCGATCTATGCTATCCGCCAGCTAACGCTGGTGTTTGGCAAGATTGCGCTGGAGTGTAGTGATACACGAACGCGGGCAGCTATAGAAGGGTATATCAGTTGTGAGCAGTCAGTTAAAGATGCAGACGCTAGTAGGTCAATCGAAGAGATTGATGATTTTTCTACTATGTCGCATATGCTTTGGGACGATCTATTTACTGGAGTCAGTGCTAAACTGGCTCTGGGACAGATACTACCAAAGCATGGACCTGGTTCGACCGCCGATCGGCTCTCCGGAAACGGAAAGTACAATCAGACGGAGTGGACACAGAGGCTCGAGGATTTATTTCCAGCGGCGGGATTTCTTCTGCCAAATTGGAACTTCCTGGATAACCTTAATTCCCTTAACTGGCTCGAACCCGGGATGGAAAGACCCGTCAGGGTCATAACCGTCCCTAAGACGCTCAAAACGCCACGTATTATTGCTATCGAGCCTACTGCCATGCAATATGTGCAGCAGGGCATTCTCGAAGCATTTACGGAAAGTATCGAGGAAGATGACAATTCCAAGACTTTCATCCGTTGGAAGAGCAATGTGCCTAATCAGCGCCTTGCTCGTAAGGGCTCCATTACTGGAGACCTAGCTACGCTCGATTTGAGCGAAGCTTCGGATCGCGTTTCGAATCAGCTCGTTCGGGAAATGCTTTTTGACTACCCCATCCTCGCGGATGCTGTAGACGCAAGCAGATCTCGACGTGCTGAAGTGCCTCGCCATAATGGAAAGAAAATCATCCGTTTGGCGAAGTTCGCATCGATGGGTTCAGCTCTCTGTTTTCCAATGGAGTCTCTTGTCTTTATGACAGTGATATTCCTTGGAATTCAAGATGAGCTAAGTCGGCCACTGACCCGAGAGGACATTAAGTCCTTTAGGGGCCAGGTGCGTGTTTACGGTGACGATATTATCGTCCCCGTAAAATATGTGCGTTCGGTTGTTAGCAGACTTGAAACTTTTGGGTTTAAAGTGAATGCTAGCAAGTCTTACTGGAATGGTCATTTCCGTGAGTCTTGCGGAAAGGATTACTATGCGGGCGAAGACGTTTCAGTCGTTCGAGTCCGCCAGTTAATCCCAACACAACCGAGTAGCGTTCCGATGAATAAGATCGATCGTGGCCTTTGGGCCACGCAGATCATCTCCATAGTGAGCCTTAGAAACCAGCTTTATAAGCGAGGTCTTTGGCGGACTGTGAAGTACCTCGACGCCCTGGTGGAGGAGTTAGTCCCCTTCCCAGCTGTAGGCGAGGATTCACCGATTTTGGGCAAGCACAATTTCACAGGCTATCAGTCTGTGAGAATGTGTTCTGACCTTCAAATCCCCCTTGTCAAGGGATTTAAGGTGGTCAGTAAACTCCCAGTTGATAAACTGGAAGATGCTGGTGCCCTACTTAAGTTTTTCCTTAAGCGCAGCGAAGAGCCATTCGTTGACAGGGAACACTTAGAACGCTATGGACGTCCTGAGTCCGTCGACATCAAGCTCAGGTGGGCCTCTGCACAATAGTGCAGAGGTGCGGGTAACCAATCCCGTATGAGGAG